GGGATATGATTAGGTTGAAATATCACTTGGTTTCAGTACAGGAAACTTTCCCATCACTTTCTCTTGGAGATTCAACCTAATCATATCCCCTTGTGTCTTGTCCACAGCAGCTACTCGTTCCCCCAGCTTTTTAATTTCCTCAAACTGAGGCCCTAGAGCTTTAGATACTATAGCAGCTATCTTTTCTGCTCCCTTCAGGTCACTTGTATTTCCCATAGACAAATTAAAGAGTTTTGCTAGATCATCATCTCCTCCAGGTTCTGATGCCGGAGGGTTCTCTGCCTTTACTTTCAGAATATTTCCCTTCTCATCAATCACTTTATCGGCTATTAGTTGACTCATGACGCCGAAAGCACCTTCTGCTTGGGAGATATAGGTTTCTGGATCTACCCCATATTTCTCCGCAGCAGCCAAAATTCCCGCAACCTCTTGCGTCTTTTGAGTTGCAGTTTTCCCCTGATTAATAAGATTTTGAATATCCTCTGCAGAATATTCCTTCCCATCAACTTCGACTTTTCCGGCAGCCTTGCTCTCTTCTCCCGAGTGGTCGCCTTCCTTAATCTGTACCGGCATTTTTCTTCTCCTCTTCTCTTTTAACTTCGTTTCTCCAAACTGTCTTTACCCCTTCTTCTGCACTAGCAAATAGCTCTTTACAATAAGCCTTTGCCTCTTCACTTATATTTCTGATCTCCATCTTTTTCCGCCTCCTTCTTTTTTTCTGCCTCTGGAGGAAGTATTATATACATACTATCGAGTCCTCCGGCTCCTCGATAATAGTCAACAAACATACCTACCATCCACTCAAAGTTAACATTTCTGAACCTCCCAAGATGCTTCTGAGCAACTACAGGATAGATGCTCTCCAGCTCTCTTGAGCTAACGAGATTAAGTTCATTCTGAAGATTGTCCCAGATTCCTCTCGCCTTGTCAAAGCACCCTACGAGTTCATTCCACTTCTTTGCCAGTGGATACTTTCCTTCTCCATAATTAATATCTGGAGTTTCATTCTGCTCCTTAACCATCTTACTAATTTCTCCCTTAGTCACTGCCATTATCCTTTCCTCCTTTTCTCAAGACTAACTACTTTTTGTTGTGCTTTCATCCTCTCCTCTAGAACTTTCCTATGAAAAGCTTCATGACTCTGGAATGTAGCATCCAGGACTAATCCTCTCTCCTGGTCTTCCTCTTTCGCTTTCTGATAAGTCCTTCCTTTCCTAAAATTCACATGACACTGCAAGTGAACTGCATCATTATCATAGTCATTAGAAGGCATCACTATTCCTGGCTGCGCAAGCAATGCTCTATTCTCTACATTAGCATTCTGCTCATCCAACTGAGTCTCCCCGTAGATATCCTCCACGATAGCATCGTCCAGCATCTTCAGCACTTTCCTCTTCACTTCCGGATCAGCAGGATCTCCATACAGTGTCTCTTTAAATCTCTCCATGACTCTGCTATTCCTAACAACCCTCGAGTCAGGAAGACTACTTTCTTTCTTCACAAAGACATCAGTATTATCCTTCAGATCTACTCCCTTAAAACTCAACACTTCATAGCTATTCCCCTCTCCACTAATTTTTATCATCCTCTCAGTTGTATAGCCTTTTTGTACTCTTAGGAGAATTCTATGAAGAGAAGCTTCCAGTGACTCTTCAAAGACTGCATGGGTAGGAATATTCCCCATATCATCATTCTCTAGGAGCAACTCTACCATACTTGCACTCCTAATATCACTCTTATTAGTCCCTTGCGTCACCTCATGCTGATGGTAGAGTTCCATTAGCCCCTGGGCTACTAGCATAAGAGCTTTCTCGTATGTAGCAGGAAGTCCTTTCAAGTCCATTATCTCTGGCTTGTGTCCCATCACAGGAGTATAGAGTAGCTTCTGCCCATGAGTATCATCAGGCTCCGCTTCCATCTTACTCCCTCTAGGAACAAGATACTTCCCTCTAGCCATAGTCTTGTTAAACTCTACAATATCACTCAGTGTCTTGTTGTGAATTTTTTGAAGCCAGATAGCTGCTTCCGATGTAGCCATTCCCCAGAAGACTCCAGGGATTTCAATATCCTTGAATTGTTCTATATGGTAATGGTCAAAAGGATAAATACTTTTTTCCAGTATTACTTTATTAGCTCCTGCAAGAAAGAGTCCTTTTGGGAATTCCATATTAGGTTTCATATACAGCTCTATCAGCGTAGCCCCTTCCACTTCACTGGCCATTCCTCCCGAGGGATTCCAAAGCATAGCCACATCAAGTGTCCCTGGAGCTCTTTGCTCCTTCAACACTTCTCCTCCTCTCTCATAGTGGCTAGCCAAATACTCTAGACCTCTATATTTCATCCTCACCATCCAGGGAAACTCATGTAAGTCAACATCACAAAGTCCTGCCACCGGAAACCCTACCTCAAGAGGACTCCATACTCCACAAGTTGCATCTCCCTCATACACCAAGTCTCCTGTCTCGGTGTCTAGCCTTGTAGGTCCCGACTTAGGATCCCAAGCATCACTCAAGAATCCATTCCCTGTTGCATAGATCCAGCCACCCAGCTCTCTGACTTTCTTCTTCATCTTAGCATTGCGCCAAAAATGCTTCAGAAATTTAGTCCCCTTCCTAGCTGCCTCTATATCTTCTTGGTCATTAGTAGAGGGAACAACAGTCATACTTGGGCTATTCTTAATAAGCCTAGAGACTTGTTTCCTATACTTCGGGAGCAACTTATTGTCTACAATCCTTACTTTTCCCTTCTTCAACAGCACTTGCTGGAGCATCTCAGCAGTCTGGTTATAGAAGACATATTGCCTACCAGCCAAGAAAGCAAGATTAATAAGCCATCTTCTCTCAAAAGGTCTCCTCAGAGTAATAGCAAGATCATACTTCTTCTTCAAAAAAGCCCAGTCGAGATCTCTCTCTTTCTCTTCCTTACTTTTCCTCTTTGTAAGCCACTTTTTAACAGTAGTCTTGTCAGTCCTTAAGTCCTCTGTTGCCATCTCTATTCTCTCCTGAAGAGTTCCTCAATAAGTAATTGAATCTGGATATTCTTAATTATGTCTTCTGTCTTTCCCTTCTTCCCTGTAGCAGTATCCTCTCCATCTATAAATCTTCGAGGATGTCCTATGCCCTTGAAAGTAGAGGGAAGGTGTCCTCCTACAGATTTTCTAATCCCACTCTTAAAAGCCTCTTCGTAGTCATATTGATGTCTTAAATCAAAAGGATCAGAATCTAGTCCATGGCTTCTACTATACAAATCATACCACTCTTGAAATTCCATCTCTCCTACCTAGCCTCTTGAATTCCAGACTCATTCCAGATTTCCCTCATCATCTGCACAGCATCCTTCTCTGCCTGCTGGCTAGCATCCCAAGCAGCATCATTTAACTCTTTTCCCTTAAGACCCTTCTTCCTTCCAATATCCCATGCCTGCTGGTAAGCCATCTTAGCCGCTTCTACCCTCAACTTATTAAGCAAATAAGCCTCCAGAGCTTCTTGACTAGGCAGCTTCTTCATTACTCTTAACTGCGGCATCTTCTCATCCTCTATTGATTCAAAAAATGAATCAATCTAGTTTTTCACACTTTTGTCTCAGAAACATTAAAAATTTCTCCTGCCATGTCAGCATCTTCTTCTGGCTTCAAGTCTTCTCCAACAACTTCTTCCCTCTCTGGGGCAGAGTAAGTCTTGAAAGTCTCAAAATCTCGAGACATCAATCTATCGAGAAGTTCCTTCTTCTCCTGCCAAGCTTTCCCCAGTTGTATCTCTAGGACTTCTCTGATAGTCCCTTCAGCCAACAACACATCAAGCTTGTCCTCAATGTTTCCTAGCCTCTCGAGTATCTTCTTTTTCTTCATCTCTAAGTCTCCTTCTTTTTCTTTTTGTGAACTTCTCCTCCCACAGTTCTTCCGCCCTTCGGTCCTTTCTCTCCCTTTGGGAGAACACAGACTTTCATGTAGCTTCCATCATCCAGCTTCTTTGTCCTAATTTTCCCTCCTCTTCGAAGGCATCTTTCAAAGGCTGCAGGCATCTCTAATCTTTCTCCATAATACTTCTTAAGGTTCTTAAGTTACCTTCTCCCCATTCTGGATAGACAGTATATTGTTCTTTCTCTTGCTGTTGTTTACTAAAAAGACCTCTCCACCAGTCACCCCAACTATCAGTCTTATAGAAGTCCTGAATATTCCCCATAAAGCCTCTAGAGCCAAAGAAACCTCCTTCCTCTTCTTGTCTCTGTGGAGGAGTCATTCCATACTCTTCCTCAAGAGCTCCAAGTCTTCTTTCCATAGGTTGTGTAAATCTAGGCATTTCCCCTCCTTTTAGTAATAATTAAACTTAAGCGGTACATTAGAAGCACCACCAGTTGTAGGATACCGAGAAGTCTGGGAAGGTTCCTCTCCCACTTTTCCTGTCTCTTCCTCTCCCATAAGACTATTCCACAGTCCTTCCCAGTCAAAATTCTCCATTTCTCCAATATCCGGAGTTTCCCCTCCCATCAACTCTTCAAAAAGCTTCTGCAGCTCGTCCATTTCTCCGAGACTTTTACTTCTTCCAATCAAAGGACCTTTTGTTCTTTCTTGTTCGGGAGTCATCGGGGTTCCTCCCATCTTTTCGAATCTACTCATTGTCATGACATATCCTCCTCCCAATAATGATCTTCTTCAGCAAAACTTTTTCTCTCTACTATCGTTTGAAGACAGCATTCCTCAATAGTAGGAGAAGGCATCTCCTCTGGTTCTCTCATTCTTTGTTCAAAAATTTCTCTCAATTCTCTTGTCTTCTCTTTCCTAGTTCTCTCCTCTAGTGGAGCAATCTGGTCTACCTGGAGAGCAATTCCAAAAGACATCACTCCATCATCTCGACAGCCACTTTTAGCTATTGGCTTCCCTGTCTTGCTATAGACAAAGGTCATTAACTCTCCAACTAGTCTTTGGCTATTTAGCCTGCCTGCCTTGTCCAGCAAGTATTCTCGAATTCCTCCAACTAGTTCTGTTCTCGAGTTTGTGTCTGTTCTCCATCCTTTCCTGAACGAGACTGCTCCCTTTGTGACATCATAGCGGGGAGCCATAAATAAATTGCTGACTTCCAACTCGACCGCTTTATCAAAAGTTGCAAGACCTGGGCCAGTAGTCTCAATCCCCACCCAAGACTCAACGTTGCTATCCTCATCGTCACTGTATAGCCTAGAAACAATAAGAACAATACTAGCAAGTTGAATCTCATCAAGCCTGCTGAAGTAGATTGCAACGACATTTTTAGTGCTCCTATCAAGCACGACAATAAATGCGTAGTCTCCTCCTTCGACTCCCTCAACCACATCAACACCAATAGCATAGCTATGGAGACTTTGACGTTTCTCGTAGACAACTATATAGCCCTCCCAGTCACTAGGGCTTACAATAGCTTCACTAGTGAAATCATAAAGATGAGGGACCAGAAACTCCAACGGCTCATCTGGCCTCTTGTGCCACTCCTTCAGCATCTCCCATGCCTTTCCTTCAAAGACAGGACGTCCAGCTCCCAAGTAGTCAATATCTAACTCTTGCGCAATCTCACTCGGTAGTCGTCTTTTACATTCGCTCTCATACCAAGGACTTGTCAGTTTCTCTTCTGGTTTGTAGAGTAACCCTCTATCGACACGTTCATGCTCATTGGGGGCTGGCCAAACACAGCTAAGTCCTCTTGCCTTCCTTGGATGCAGACTCCAGTGGAGCGTAGCCTTTTGAGTTCTTCCATCGGTAACCAGCCTATAAAATTGCCCTCCTGCACCAAAAGGAGTTGACACCGCTATTCTACAAGGTGATGCGTCTCCGCCAGCAGTCCAAGCTGATTCATCCGAGCCCTCCCATTTAGCAAACTCATCATAAAGAATCGCGAGATACCTTCCCTGGGTGCTAAAATTTGGGTTGTTACTCTCTCCAGTAAAACTACTTTCCGTTTGAGGATTAATCAGCTTCATAAAAGTATCATGAGTCCGTGAACTAAAACCCTTTGGCCTTAGCCACTTAGGAAGTCGATTAAGCAAATATCGCAACTTCGCAAAATGGGTTCTAGGATCTCCTCTCTTGTCTACGTAATCCTCAATTCTTGAACCAAGGAGAAAGTCAGCACCTCCACTGGGTTGACACCAAAACCAGAACATAGTTCCTAAAATGATCCAAGTAACACCCATGTCTCTTGATTTTTCAAGACACTTATCTTTTCCGTCATTTATAGCTCTCCGAAGCGCTAGAATCTCTACATCTTGATAAGGATAAGTACAAAAAGGTTGATGATGATAAGGTCTTCTTCGTACATCAAGAGTATAAAAGAAAGCATTAAAAGCAAAGAGGATATCTTCATAGTAGAGTCTCCTGAGCACCTCTCTGAATTCTAGATTGACTCTTGCCTTTCTAAGAATTTTGGTTCTCCACCTAAGATTCTCAACTGGGTCTTTAGGATAGTCAATCAATTCCTAGCCTCCACAGAATTTAGCCTAGCAAATTCTCCAAAATGCCTGAGAGCAGCGTTATTGTAGGCTATAGCAGCATCTTCTTCTGTCACGAAGAGGCCCAAATAGACAAGCTGACCTTTGACTTTTATCAGTGCTCGCCACTTTCTACTTGACTTAAACCAACCAACTCCTTTAAATTTCGAAGTTCCTCCAGTTCGAGACTTCGTGTTTGCTTGATTTTGAGACACTGTACAGATTCTTAGATTACTTTTCTGATTGTTAAGTCCGTTTCTGTCAGTGTGATCTATTTCCTTTCCCAGAGGAATAGGCAGAATTTCTCTGTGCATAGCATATCCGCCATGCTTCCCAGCTGATCTATAAGCATAGAATAGATCTCCGCGTTTCTCCGCTCGCCATTTATGCTTACTCAGCTTCTCATAGTCTTCGTCGTCCACGAACGCAACTAGTCCTTGGGTTAGTTCTATCTCTTTCACTCCGAAGCCTCCACCCCCATCACTTCCTCGTCCTCATTAAGCATATCCTCCACAGCATCATACAACTCTACCTGCTCCATTTCTTGTACCTTCTTGTGAGCATGAGCATGTAGGTGCAAGTGTCTCTGGGGGTCAACCTTCTTAATGTGCCCACTCCTGTCGAGAACATCAAATGCGGTCTTTGTCTTCAACTCTCTAGAAACATTCTCTGCTTGTAGATTCTCATCAAGTACCTCAATAGCCCTTACAGCCATTCTCTTTAGTTCGTTACCTACAGAGATCAACTCCACCTCTGCTTGTCCTTCTAGCCTTGCCAGTTCTGCCTCAAAGAGAGGAGAATGGAGAATGCGAGTAATCTGTCCAGGGCTAAAGCCAGTAACTAGAGCTACTTCGCTTGGCTGCATCCCCTCCAGAAACATCCTGGCCATAGACCTGTGGTGGGGCCACAACTGGCTTATTGTAGGTGTTAAGTTGTTTGAATGAGCTCCCACTTCCTTCTTTCTCCTTTTCTACATTAATTTATTAATTGAATCAATCTAATCGTTTCTAATCGCCGGCTTCCAAGTAGTTGATAAGTCCCCATAATATTCTCTTATCTTTGAAGCAACCTTCTTTTCAAACTCGTCAAGACTAGTTCCTTTTGTCATTAAGGTATCTCCTCGTAGAGTACCACTTTTTCCTCTAAAGGTCCACTGATGAGAAGCAAATTCCGGTTCGCCTGGAAAAGGATCGAAGAAAGCATCATACGTTAATCCTTCACTCTTATACCTCTCTATAACCTTTGCTGCTTCGTCTGGTATCTCCTCTGCAGTAGCAAGTTGAGGTCTCGTAATAGGCATCTTCCACTTTCCCTTCTCTTTAGCGACAGCTTCTTGTAGCTTCTTTGCTGTCCTTATGTTGAGTACTGGAACCCTATCTATTCCTAGCATTTCAGCAGCCAACATCCTATGTCTACCTTCCTGACCAAAGTATGCCTTGTTCCCATACTCTAGTCCTGGCATAGGAAACTTGGCCCCTTCCTCCATCTCCCTAGCATACTTTTTAACAAGCTCAGGATCGGCCCAATCTCTATGAAGTTTTCCTGTCTCGTGTTCTATACTTAATTTTCTTTCGACTTTCTCAAAATATTTCTCAGGAGACATAAAGTCAATACTTCTTTCCAGTCCCATTTCTTTTTTAAAGTAACCGGGTTTCTTGAGAATGGCGTCCCACAGAGGAATATTAGTAGTTTTCAGGTTAAAAGGAAACTTCCCTTTTCCTAGTCCTCCAGCAATCTTAGTCCCTCCTCCAATTCCTGCAAAAGCCATCTGCATTATCTCTTCGTCAGAGAAATCCAGTGGCCTCTTAAATCCTCTTGTCGTTTCAGCGACAGTCCTCTGGACAATATCCTTTAGAAAATCTACATACCCATAGGAAGCTGCTTTCTCTGTTTCTGGAGTCTGTCTAAATATTGCTGCCATCTTCTCCCTTCTCTATTAATTCAAAAAATGAATCAATCAAGTAATTCAAAATGTCCTAAGTCGTTCAATTCTCCCTTTCTGTTAGGAAATCCGTCCCAGGCCCCACCCCACCTCACAGAAGTATTGTTCTTAAGAGCGATAAAGAGGATAACTATTGCTAGCTGGAAGAACCTTTTCTCGTCCTCCCAGTCTATCGGATAGGGAGCTACATCGAAAGCTTTCGAAGGCCAGCAATTGTGCTTGCTCGAGGGCCACTTCTTCGTCGACTTTCCCTCTCTGAAGGCTTTATCCTGCATTTCCTTGTGCCTGTGGCCGCAAAGGACAGAGAAGTCCACCATCTTTATAGCCTCTTCTGCAATTACTTGCAAGAGAGGATTACAAGTAGAAAGTCTAGAGAACGACATTTGCGAGAATCTGGGCATTTTTCTCCATTATTCTATGTATTATACCATATATTGGAGGCAGAGTCAACATCTGATGGCCCTCCAGGATCACACTTTTTCCACCACGAGAGAGTTCTCTTACCAGATAATTACTAGATTGATTCAAAAAATGAATTAATATAGTTTTTTACGTAGAAAAAAGGGATTGGGATTCTATAATGTAGCTCTCCTTTAAATTGAGAATATAATAGCAAAACTGGATTGATTCAAAAAATGAATTAATGTAGTGGACATTAACAAAAACTAGGAGGGAGAAGTGGAAAGTGGTATGAGTATTCTTTGGGTCTTTCCATCCCCCCGCAGTTTTCAAATCCCCCCAAGGGGGGTCAATTTAGCCCAGTCTTTAATAAATCTGGCCCAGAATAGCCCAGTCTTTGTTGCCACTGGATCAATCTGAAGTACGTCACTCTGGCGTACCAAAGACAATTTCGTTGTCTCGCGATCAACCAGTCCGCCCACCAGTCGCGTCACTCCTCTCATTGTCATTGTCTCATTGTCATTGTCATTGTAGTCACTGAAGTGATTCCAAAAATTCAACGAATTGTTGTTTGATTGATGACCCCCATTAAAATGATTTTTTTTTTTTCTTCTTGTTTTTAATTTGTTTTTCTTGTTTTTGTTTTTGTAGTTTTTTTTTTTTTTTTTTTTTTTTTAAGAAAACAGAAAACTACAAACAAACTAAAACAAACAAACAAGTTCAATTTTTAAAAAACAATTTTAATGGGGCACGTCAATCAATCAATTAATCGTTGTTATTTTCAATGTACCAACCACAACTACAATGCATCATTAAATGAATTAATCAAGTAGGTAAAAACTTACCACTTCAGCCTCCCTTTTTCTTCCCGCTAAATTATTGAAATTCCACGACATTCCTCTTTTTTACCACTTTCTGGTAAAAGTTTACCCATTCCTCCCTTGCAATTCAATCTACATTGCATCATTAAATGAATCAATACAGAATGCCCATCATATAAACCATTGAATTTGTTACAGAATTAAAATAATTTCTTTAAATCTTGATTTTTGGCATCAGATATGCAATAATAAACATAACAACAAACAAAAACACTCAAACACGAAAGGAACTCACAAATGAAAACACAAAAAGCAATCCAAATCACTGAAGCAATCCGAGAAGCAATCAAAGATGCCGGTCAAGATGGTATACCATCAGGTCACTTGTATGCAATGCTAATGGGCTTTATGTCACTACATACATACCAAGCCGTTATTGATATACTCGTGAAAACAAAACAGATTACAAACAATAGCCATTTGTTAAAATCCTTGTAGTCCCAATTCTTTCGGCCAGTCTCCCAGATTGACCGAAAGACTTGACACAACAAGAAAAATGTTCTTTGACAATTTGTTCTGTTCCTAAGTTACTTCATCACACACATTAAAAGGAGTAACATTATGGGAAAGAAAGAAAAAGAAACACCTAAAAACACGGAAAAGACACCAGTCCGTGAGATCGAGCATATTGCTGGTGAAAAGCCAGATGACGGAAAAGAATACCTCCATACTAATATCGGTTTTAATCGAGCAGCGGACACAAAATACGAGGTATACTGGCTACTCCCCGTTACTGACATCAAGGCCGAACTAATCGCTTTGAGTGACGAGTGCCAGGCGCGGTATGATTGTACTCTGGTTGATATGATTGAGAGCGGAGTCCGTCAACTCACAACACGACCAGATTACAAGTCAGTTGGATTTAATGCAGACGGAAATCTCAAACCCGAAGGCCATACCTACATGCAAGCCATGGCAGACAACTACAAAGTTGGAGCGCGTCAGGCTGGCGAAGGAATCAAGTCCAAGGCGACAAAGCTTGACAACATGGTCGCTAAATATGGAGCAGGTTCGCAAGAGGAGCTTGAAGCAAAACTGGCGAAAATGGAAGCACTCGAAAAACAAGGTCTACTGTAAAAGCACCGAGAACAACAACTAACTAACTGAACTTAGGAACAGAACAAAAAGTCAAAGAGTCAATTCCAATATGGACCAGCAGCTCTGTTCATAGCATATAAAGCAGTACAAAAAGTAAAAGAAGGAGCAGCACTATGAAAAACTGGACACCAGAAAAACAGAAC